CTCCGACCGTTGCCCATGGGCTGTCGTTTGGCTCGGCTCTGTTATCATGTTCGTCTGGCGAAGGAAAATGATAGAGGTTAAAAAAAAATTGGCTGAAAAGGATGATATAATGTAGTTAACCAACAACTGGAATATTCCTACCGTGAGCCTTTTTAGTATATATCTTCTAAAAAGCCACCTCTTCCATCGGCGACGAAAAAGGCAAACCAAGAATATCTCTTGCATTAGTTTGGCGGAGTTATGCCGCATGAACATCTCGGCAACAGAGTTGGTTTTCACATTAACATCAAGCCCTTCGGAATTAAGGTCGCATGTGAACACACCCATCTCATATATCTGCCCTAATGTTAGGGGTTTCATACGGAAGAACATCCACCCTATTCTTATCCACACGGCTCGCTCGACCAGTGTGTCTGCCGTTTTTCTTTTGTCTTTTGCTTCCATCTTGGTTTTATAGTTAGGTTCGGGTGTAAAGATAGTGGGACACTATTTGCGCCCCACTATCTTGCGATATCGGATTATGCTCCGGTCAGTTTCCATCGATGCCCACTGATAGAAGCGCCGTTGGCGTCAGTGTTGCTAAGTTCTTTGAATGTAAGGTGCAAGTTCGGGAAACCGCTCTTGCCGAGCGTGCCTGCCTTCGTGACCTTGATTTGCATTCTCGCCCACTGGAAGGTCTTACTTGGGAACTCATCAAACGCTTTGGTGATAATCTGAACGGCCTTAATAAGGTCTTCCGATTTTGCCGGTGCAACTACCCATCCTTCGGTATTGTCTTGGGACGGCTTGGTAAATTGCATGAGGTTGATGTACGCCTCTTCGGAGAGGTCGTAAGTGTCCATAGTGAAACCCTTTGTCGGGAGTGAACTTTGCAAGGAAGCATAGATGTCGTCACTGTCTTCGACTTCGATGTCGTTGTCAGAAGACTCACTATCGTTAAACTGAAGGCTGTCCTTAACAATCGCCTTGAAGGAGAAAGCCCCCGTCCCCGTGAAGTCGGGGTACGCCCCGTTAGTGCCTGGTGCTTGGAGCGTTACGCTGTTGATGCCATAAGCTGCTGTCTTAGCCATGTTATAACAAGTTATTAAAGGTTACTGAAATCTGTAAGTTGATATAATAGGTATCGTCATTATCCAGAGTAGGGCGGCTATGAGAATAGAAGTCGAAGAAAGCGCCGTCAAGTTCCTTGCCGTAGGGTTGCCCCTTCTCTTCACTCGCCTTGAAATCCTCGGCAATGGGGTGCCATAGTTGCGACAGCCTTTTGCTTGGGATTTCGTTGTTAGTCAGTTTTGGCACATGAACATTGACGTTAATAACGGCATTCTCTATCTCCGTATCATATACGAACGGAAGATGGATAACCACGATATACTCCCCCGTGACTCCTTCCGCGCGTTTATCTCGGCATAGCGCGCCATTGAAGTTGGGAAGTTGCAAGGATTGAATCTCCTTCAACACCGCCGTTACTGCTTCATCACCGTACATAACTATTGCTCTTTACTAACTTCTTCTATTGTTTCCTCCATCATCTTTCTCATTTCTTTCCTTAGGAAGTGCTTGGTTAGGTATAACACGTTATACCCTCTGTGTTCGACGTATGCGCCGTACTCCATGCCAGCCACTATGACGAGAGAATAACCAGATGGTCTAACCACCCCGTCTTCTGAGGAAAAACTGTCCAGTGCGGTTTCAACGCCGCCATGGTCAGCGGGTGCCATTTCAGGCTTCGGTATCTCCCCTATCATCTTCGTCACCAGTTCCCCGTCATAGAAAAGAGCATAAGAGATGGAATTTTTCAAGTTCGCCGTCCTGTCCGCATAGCCTTTGTTTTGTTTGGCGTGAGTAACCGCTTCCTCAGCCAGCTGTAAGATTTTCATGTCGAGGACTCTTTTTATCGCCTCTTTGCGCTCAGTCAATTTACGTTGCAAGGCTTCAAGCCCCTCGACCTTAAATTCCGCTTTTACAGCCATATCTTGAGGTAGCGTTTTTTATAAGTTACAAACCCTTTCACTTCAAGCACTTTATCAATCGTGCCGTCGGCTTTCTGTATTCTAACCTTATCCCCTTCTTTGGGGATGTCGGCGTATCGTTCCCGATTGAGCGTAAGTATAACATAGTAAGAATAAACATACTCTTCGCCGTCATTAAGGCGTATCTTCTGCGCTTGTGAATTGAACGAGATAAAGCACTTTGCGTAATCTATCCATTCCTCAGTAGGTTCGATGGGATGGAAATCCTCATCTACCCCACCTCCCGTTATGCGTAGAACCTGTATGCTATCTTCTAATGTCATACTACCAGCACTTAGGCGATGTCAGGGTGTAATTATCATCCTCAGCGCCGACAAGCGAAGCAGACAAACCCGCGGAAGCAGCAATGGAGGCGATGGCTTGGTTTAGTTTTGCAGTATCATAACTGTTACTAATTACATCGACCTGTTCTCGTTGTAACACTTTCATCCGCGCCAAACAGCGCATGGCTGCGAGGGCTACGGGGCGTTGCGTTTCGGGAGAGTATTCACTCTCAACGTCAGCGACCACCCCGAAGTGGGCAGCACTGTCCATGAACAACTTATCCAATCCGTTTTCGTCTAATGAATACGGTTGTATCTCCGCTGCTATTGCTTCCCGGTTCGTCATACTTCAGTTGTCAACTTAACAAAATGGCATTTATTCTGCTACCTCGTCCGTTTTGAGGATGAAATAGTTGTTGATACCTGTGAAGACGGGCTGTGCCCACATATCATAGTCTGTATGGCGTCCTGTCTTGTCGCGCCAGTAGCCGACAAGGTTGTCGTCATGCTGCGAGTAGGTCTTACCCTCCAACGGGTCAACCAACTCCAATGGGTCAGCGACCTTCATCACGGCAACATTAGGTGCGCACTGGAAGACTACACGGTCATCAGCCGTCATATTGAGAGATGTTCCGTTAGGAAGTTCCACGAAACGGTTGGGCTCGACAACGATAGTCGGCAGACCCACAGCCTCGAAGTACTGGTTGATGTTTGCAACACTCAGCATCGGAACGGCTGCGTCAACCTTCGTGCGTCCGAGGTCGAGTTTGAAGACGTTACGGAACTGGTTGGTCTTGCACATCTTGGCGAATGTGCTCTTAGACATACGGATGCGCAGTACCTCCTTGCCCTTCGTTTCAGCGAAATCGATGACTTGCTGAATATCGGCAATAGGGTCGGCTGTTGCTGGCGTAGCCCAAGTGGCACCGCCTGCCTTGCACTTGAACTGCTGTACATCGAGATTGAAGGTATAACTAACGTTTGCCTTCACATTGTTCGTGCGGCTCACGGTCTGTGTGCCTTTGAACAGTCCTTCGAAGTACAACATATCCAAACGCTTGTGAGGTGCGATGACGGCACGCTCGAACGGGCGGAAAGCGTACTGGATGAGTTTGTCATACTCGTCGCGCTTCTGTGCCTCGGTATAGCCTGCTACGCGGTTGCGGAAGCGACCTTCCAAGTAATACATCTGCTCGAGGTAGTCGTTGTCAAGTTCCCACTGGTCGCCGTAGTGACCGATGGAGCCAAGCAACTCGTTGAAGTCGGGCAGCTGATGAACGGGTTTCTCTCCGTTCTTGGAAATGACAGAACCGGCTACGGCAGCGCCATACTCTGAAAGAGATGCCTTGTACTGCTTGGCAGCCTCGTAATCGACTTGCGAGATTTCGTCTTTCCACAGTGCCTTATAAGTGGACACCTTCATGTTCTCGTCGATGAACGCCTGGAAAGATTTCGGGTCTTGCAATGCTTTAAGAATACTATTCATAAGTTACGTCCTCCTTTCTTTACTGAATTTTGAACTGATGAAGTGCGCCAAGGGCAGCCTTAATGCCATCACTTACAAGGAACGGCATGGAATCCTCTTCGATTTCGAAGGCTTGGAGAGTAGCGGCAACCTGTGGAAAATCATTCTCGAACAGGTCAGTTGTCTCATAAGCGAGACCGAGGACAACAGAACTGGCTTCGAGGGAGTCAATAATGGTGTCTTTAGTCACAGCCTTAGAGAGTGCCGAAACAGTCAAGGTAGAAACACCTTCTGCGGTTTCGATAGCACTAATAGTAGAGCCGAAGAGTTTATCCCCGACCTTGATAGAGGGATTCTCCACTATCTGAAGTGAAGTTGCGTCCTTGGCGGCGTTGGCATACACCTGTGCCGTCTTAATCATATAGGCTTTGCCGGTGGAGGCGTTGAAACCGAGAACGGTTCCTTTCGGCAGCCAACGGAAACCATCGGGCAGGTTGGTGGTATCGAAGTCGTAACCGCCTTGGCGACGGATACAGGTTTCCTCCCACCAAAGGGCTTCCTTGATGTTCGTAGGATTGCCCTTTCTAAGAAACATACCGTTTTTTGTTGACATAACGTTTGTTTGTAATTGATTAGGACTGTTATTACTTGGATGGTTCAGCCTGCGTATGACGAGAGCCGAAATCCTCCATCATCTTGA